CGGCATTTTGAATATATGTTGTACCTGAACGAATAAAAACGCTACCTGTTCCTGTATCCTCAATAATACTATCTACTCCACTGTGATATATTTGCATGTCAGAGCCTGTACCAAATTTGGCTCTGTTGCCATCACCAAAGTTAATATGATTACCATTAGTGTCTAAGTCGCCACCTAGTTGTGGCGTAGTGTCTTCTACAATATCTGACATGCCGCCTGACTGTGCTACCCATGCGTAATCTGTGCCGCTCCAAGAAAGCACATATCCACTTGTTGGATTACTTTGATTTAGATGTGTATCAACATTACCGTTAGTATATTGTGTAGCGGCATCTGTGATACCATAACCAGAAATAGTTGTAGGTTTACCTGTTAATGAGTTAAATGCTCCATCAAATAATGTTGGCTTGTTTGTTAGGTTATTATAGTTGCTATCAAACAAAGCAGTATTACCTGCAAGAGCAGTTGTGCTACTTGTACCTAATTGTAATCCGTCTGTGATACCATAACCTGCTATTGTAGTTGGTTTACCTGTTAAACTTGCAAATGATTGTGCTGGTACACTTGTTAAGAAACTTGACGTATCAGGTGGTGTATATGTAAACACACCTGTTACGTTATTGTAAGAAACATCACCGTCACCACTTGCAGTACCTTCAGCGCCAACACTCAGATCTGTTAGTGCAATACCTGATCCGCCGCCGCCAGTTGCATCTGCGGCTGGTGCCCATTCTGTACCAGCCCACTTGAGAACTTGTCCAGTGTTTGGTGAAGTTGTACTTACGTTTGTTAAATCTTCAAGAGCTGTTGCTCCGCCTCCGCCACCACCAGTACTATCAATGGTAAGACTATTAGCTACATCATTGTATGTGAGTGTGATATTTGTGCCAGCTACTAATAAGTTGTTTACTTCATCTTGAATGTTTTCAGGGTTCTGATAGAGATTTGTTGTACCTTCAGGAATATCATCACTATCAAATGCAGTGTTCACACGAATCATTGCTTCCCAAGCGGTAGCAGATGAATTGTACTGCCAACCTCTGCCTAGTGCTATGAATGTTTGTCCGTTAACTGGATTTGAAGGAAAGTTTATTGCCATGTTATTACATTATGCTCCTGTACCACTGTTTAGTGTTTTTACAAGTGTAGCTAGTCTATCAATTGCTGATTCAATAGTTGTTGGAGCAGTGCCGCTCCAGTCACTAGGTGTACTTGGTGTATAGAGAAAACTATTAGCTTGTAAGTTACCTGATGCATCAACAGTAATTAATGTATGGTTTGTTAATCCTAGTTGTGGAAGTGTAATAGCAATTATTTCTCCAGTAACAATAATATCAATTTGATCACCGTTGCTAGGTGTTCCCACAAAAGTTACTACACCGCCTGTTTCAGCATAGTCATTTGTTCTCTGCATTAATACACCGTTTAAAAATACCATACTAACAGTACCATCACCTACATTTGCATCAAATGCTTGTGTGGATCCATTTGCAGTAAAGTTTACTGGAATAAAGCCTGTGTCAGCACCACTAACAACAGATACCCATTCACCGCCTGTGTATACATAAAGTTCAGCAGTAAAACCTGTATCAAACCAAAGGTCACCTGCATTAACACCTATTGTTGGTGCATTGTTTTGATAAAATGCTGTTCCGCTACCACTAGCAATGGTTTGAAATGTTACAATACCATTCGCACCTGCTACTGGTACTTGTCCGGCTGTACCTCTTGTAGGTGGTAGTTTATAAAAACTTGAACCGTTAGGATCACCAATGATAAAGTCTCCGTTAGAGTCTATCATTGCTCTATCTGCACCTGCTGTACTAAATCTTATTTTATTTTCATCTGGAGAGGCTTCTACCTTTACAAAGGTATTGTTATCAGCATCGATAATAGCATCGCCACTGCCGCCGCCATTGATTGTTATAGTTTTACTTGCACCTGTGCCTGTTGCTGTAACACCTAAGCCTACAAAATTAAGTGTTGAAGCTGATGTTGATAAGTCTGTTCCTTCATCTTGTACTGTAATTTGTCCACCAACGGCACTCCATGCATAGTCTACGCCATCATATATAAGTGCTTGTCCTGTTGTAGCACTACTACGATTTAAATGAGTGTCAACATCTGAATTAGTATATCCAGCATTGCTTACCCAATCATAATCTGTACCGTCCCAACTGAGTACTTCTCCAGTTGCGGCTGTCGCAACATTTAAATGTGTATCAACTGCGGCATCATCATAACCACTTACACTTACATCAAATCTTACCAAATCATTATTAGGATCTGTAGTAATTGTCATACCATTACCTGCTTGAAAAGTAAGTGTATCTGCTACATTATCAGCAATAATATTATTTTGACCACTTACTGCAATTTTATCAAACAAGTTTTGTGCAGATCCGCCGCCACCGCCTACTGTCGAGATTGTAATTTCGTCTGTTGCGGCATTTGTTGAAATAGCAATTCCAGTACCAGCTACAAGTGTAAGTTCGTCACTGTCTCCATCTGCGACTACATCTGCTGAGCCACTTACTTTAATAGTTTTGAAAACATCACTAGCACTGCCGCCGCCTACTTCTACCCATGCAGTTCCATCATATATTTCTGCTTTACTAGTAGTTGTACTAAAACGTAACATACCAATTTGTGCAGTACCTGGACGTTGTGCAGTTGTTCCTTGTGGTAAAATTAAAGAACCTGTATTTGTACTGTTATCAAATGTTCCTGATAAAAATATATTTTTCCATAATTTTGTAGAGCTACCTAAATCATAACTATCTGTAACATTTGGTATTAAGCTATTGTTGAATTCTGAATTAATATTGATGCCATCTGTGTCGGCATCTCCCAGTGTAATGTTTCCGCCTAGTACTAAATTACCTTTGATTTCTGCATCACCTTCAATGGTAAGTTTGCCAGTATTATCAATACTAACACGTTCAGTTCCGTCTGTAAAAAACTTTATAGTATCATTGTCTAGTGGATTATCAACTTCAATATATGTGTCTTGATCTGCGTCAATAACACCGCCAATATTTTTCCAAGCGGCTCCATTGTAGCCTTCAAATCTATTAAGTTGTGAATTAAAACGTATTTGTCCAGTAGCGGCTGTACCTGGTCGTTGAGCAGTATTGCCTACAGGTATTCGTATACTACCATTTGTATTGATAGTTAAAGTGCCGCCGCTACTTGTGGTGATTCTTTCTTGTTGATGATCTAAATTTAATGCCATATATGTCTCTCACAACTGTTTTATATATTTAGTTGTTTGAGATCATCATTTCCGTAAAAAGCTGTGTTGCAAAATCAAAACAAATTTTTGCTTCGTCTGCCATACTATCATCTAATCTTGTACGAATTTTGTCTTTGAGTACATCTACATCATCATCGAATTGATACATAGTACCTGCTCCTGGGATTTTTTTAGCAATCATTTGACCACCACTTAGATCTCCCATATGACGCACATATATATGTGCCATAAGTTTATTGGGATCATCTTTTATACTCATAATATGATCCATATATTCTTTTACAACAGGATGTATTATAGGTCTATAGTCATCAAATTGTTGTTCAAGCTCAAGTATATCTTGATATATTTTAGGTGCTACAATTATGTCAGTTAATCTTTGTAGTCGTGCAAATTGTTCTAGTAAATTATATTGAGGGTGTTGATTGTGTAAGAATTCGCAATAGCGTTCAGCACTAATGCCTCCCATTAGTTCTTTCACAAAGTCTTGCCTTTCGGCATTTTTGTGATGTTCCCAAGTTAGTTTTTTAAGATTACTCATAATTTAATGTAACACACTTCTTAGATTTGTCAATCTCTTTGAATATCCAAACTACCACTCAATTCGATACCACTCTCCAAAGTAACATTGACTGGTGTTATTTCTTTGGTGGTATGACTATAAGTTCCACCTTGATAAATTACTCTAGCTGTAGCACCTTGAAGTTTATTATAATCACCGTGTCCGTTATCTGTAGCACCAGTATCTTCTACACCATCATAAAAATCATTTGTAGTATCTTGATTCTGTAGTGTTGCAAGCCATGTTTTAACATCTGTATGTGTCCAACTTCTATTGAATTCCAAAATAGTACAAATTAATCCAGCCGCTATAGGACATGCCGCACTAGTGCCGCTAAATCTAGTATCTCTACTTTGAGTAGGTGAACCGGTTTGTGAATCTGCCCAATTTGTTCCACCACTTTTACTAACATATGTATCATCATATCTAGGAAGATTTGTACCATATGTTCCTCTTGTTGCGGCTAAACTACCATCTCCTGGTGAAAACAAGTCTATTTCATTTCCCATATCACTGTAATTGACTTTTCTTTCTTTTGTACTACTAGCATACTGATCATCTAAACAACCAACATTAATTGTTGCTCTTGCTCTACTGCCGCTCGCTACATTAATAGTTCCTGTCATTGCACTATGGTATTGACAAATATATTTAAAACTTATTCCGCCTGTAGTCGATGGTGTTCGTTGAGTAGGAGACCATGTCACTGTACCGCTTTGTGCTCCTTGTCCGGAAGCAGTAGGATATTGCACTTGATCCCCAGTTCCTGTGCCGGCTCCCGAAGTTTTAATGTAAAAAGGATGTCCGCTAGCATTTACATTAAAGTTTACAGTATCACCTCTATTAATAGTAATAGTCGGATTGCTTCCACTTACTGATCCGTTTCTATCTGTTCCTGTCATAGTATAGGCGCCAGATCCATTGTTACCTACACTAATGTTATATGTTATAGCATCGTCAAAGTATGCTCCAGCATCTTGTGGAAATCCTGGTCTATTAGTTGTTGGCATAACTTGATATCCAAACTGAGTTACATTGATGCCATCACCAAAATGTCCTGAACTGCTAGTATGCCAATAATTATCATAGTCTGGATGATTATATTTGGTTTGTTTTTGATTACTATTACCTGCCGCACATACTGTAATAACACCAGCATCTGTCATTTCTTTAGCAGATACATTTATGCTAGACGGTAAAAACTCACTTTTCATTCTTCCGCTATCGCCTGTGTCACCTACATAACGCATAAACTGTGGTTTGTTACTGTCTGACGTATAGTTTATTCCTGCTGTTGTTCTATGAAACCCATAACCACTCGAACTAGGTGTTGCTCTATATCCCCAACTGTTTGAACTAACTGTAGGATCTTTAGTTCCATATTTTGAATTAGTTGGCTTTGCTTGATGGAATATTTTTTGAACGTCCCATACTTTTGTAAGTCCAAGTCCGTATCCACTATATCCGTCGATAATCCATTTATTAGCATTATATGCCCAGCCGTGTGTTCTGCCAAATATCTGACTAGCACATTGAGTACCATGTGTTCCGCTGTATGTAAGTGTGTTAAAGTCTCCTACTGCTCTTAATCTTGTATATGATGTTTGTATTGAAACTGTTCCATAACTAGAAAATCCAGCACTTCTATTACTAGTGCTTCCCCACCAATCTCTAGCCGCAGTTTCTGTTGGCACTGTAGTTCCATCCCATCTAGTTTCTGTTCTGCTACCTGCGGCATTAAACCAGTCCGGATCAATATAATAAGGACTATCAAAAACCAAATCTAAACAATCACATATACCGTTACCCGGTAGTACATTTCCACCTATATAGTCTGTTGGTGATTCACCTGTTGGTCTATTATTAATAAATTCTATATGACCTATCCAAGAACCATTATCCATGCAGATAACATCAACATCCTTACCTGTTCCATATTTTTTAATATTAGCTGTTACTGTTAAAGCATCACTTGACCATATATCTCTTTTTGGTTTAGGTCCATTTTCTCTTGTTATTCTCAACAACTGATATCCACATCTACGCAAATCATCACTAGTAGGATTTGTTGGAAAATCAGCAGAACTAGCAAATTGATTCCTGTGTTTAACTGGTTCGTTATATCTATATGTATCCGTGATCTCACAATGCAATTCATCTTCAGGAGGCTGAGGGTAATCATCTGGATTTCGATCTGGGTCTTTGTGTATAAATTCAATTTGCGGATCTTTTTCTAATTCTGCCGCTTCTTCCTCACTTAACCAAAATACACCTCTTGTAGGACTGTGTAGTATGTCATCAGTTTGCTCTACTTCTCTTGCTACATAAGTAGGATCATCAGCATCACGCAAACTAATATCTAATGCATCATATTGTTCTTTGGTGTGTGTACCTAAATGATAATGAAATTCTGCCATTATATCTCCTGCTAAACTTATTTATTCGCAAGAGTAGCAGTCATAAGAACAGGGCCACTTGGGCCCTGTTCTATTTTTGTCGAAATACCTATTAGGTAAATGCAAGTTGACCGCTAGTAACAGCAACTTTAGCTAGATAGTCAGCGGCATTACCAAGTGAACTTGCTTGGTTGCTTAGTTCTACATAACCATAACGTGTCATGAAGCTAACTACTGGCTCGAAGCTTGACGGATCAAGCACTGTACCACTTGACATCAACGGAATGTATGGGCAATAGAACGCCGCGGCGTCTGTTTCTGTTGCACCTTTGTAACCAACAAGTACGTCATCATTAGCCGCATACTGGTTTACATAAATTCTCATTGTGCCGTTCAAAGTACCTACAAATTTAGTATTTGTTGGTGCTTCAAATGTGCCTTCAGTTGATCTTGCGAACGCTGAAGTTGTAGCACTTTGTAGTACTGTTAGTACTGTTGGGCTTACAACTGCCCAGTTACCAGCGCCACGTCTTGTTCTTGCGGCGATAGTGTTTGCGTTCTTGTTAATAAGAACTGCAAGAGCGGCATGCTCGTCACCTACGAATGTAGCAGTACCTGACACTGCACCTTGTGCATATGTATCAGTTGCTGTACCAGCAAGTGATGTTAAGCTAGCAATGATCTCTTGGTCGATTTCAGCAGTAATTTCTTGGGCTAGTGCCTGCATAATTTCTGCTTCAACGTCCAAGCCATGCATTGACTGTGCGTCTTGAGCCGCTTCAAATGTCCAGCGAGCTGATAGCTTTCTGGTTTTCGCTTCAACTGTTTGTTTCAACACTTGAATTGACATTTTCTTACCGCCAGTACCTTCTAGTACTGAAGTAGCGTCTGCTCTGTTTGTAGTTGCGTTACCTGAGTAACCAGTTGCGATTGCAAATGGGCTCAATGCTTCGTCACCAGCTGTTGCTGAATCAAAAGTTTCTGCGTAACGTACACGTAGAGTGTGAATCTGTCCAACAGGCCCTGTCATAGGCTGAACACCAACGATTTCGTTGGCGATCACTGTTGGCATAACACGTCTGATCACTGGAAGAATAACCTTGTTAAGGGTTGCAATGTTTCCTGCACCTGTTGCACCAGCACCGGCTGCCTCTGTGAGGTGGCGCTTAGTGTTTTCAAGTACTGATTCCATTACTTGCTTTTTTGTTCCAGTAAGACCGTCTGTTAGGGCGTCTTTAGTTGCACCCCAATTTTCCATTAAATTGTCTGCCATTTTAGGTCTCCTTAACTTATACCGGCTAATTTTCGAAGGTAAACAATATTAGCATCTGCGTCAGCTGATGCTGATTCGTTTGCTTTGTTTCCAGTGATTTCTGTTGAAGATTCACTTAATACCTTCTTATTGGTCTTTGGTTTAGCGTCTTCCTTCAATACTGAAGGTAGATACTTGTTGAATGCATTTTGTAGCTTGTCTGTTTTTACACTTTCAAGCAATGCTTTCATTATTTCTTTGTGGTCTCTGCTGAGTGGTGCCATCATTTCTTGCATAATTTGCTTTCTTTCGGCAGTATCGTTTGCAATACGAGCGGCTTTTGCACTCTCTTGTACTAATACTTCTTTCTCAGCGATGGCTTTATCTTTATTACCAATCTCACTTTGTAGTCCTTCAACAATTTTTTGAAGTTTGGATACTTCTGTACCTTCATTCAAATAACTGCTCATAAACTCAGCGGCATACGTTTCGAAAATCTTACGTCCAAAGGTATTTTCTTTGGCTGTTTGAATATCTTCACGTAATGTGTTAAGTTCTGACTTAATAGTTTTTTCCATTATGCCATTAACTTTACCTGCGGCTGTTCTAACGAAGTTCTGCTTAGTTTGATTAATAACTTCTTTGCCTTCTTTAATCATTTTGACTTTTGCTTCAACTAGTGAGCGTTTGTCTTCATGAAACTCATTGAGCTCTTTGGTTAGTTGCTCCATGACAAAACCTTCTAGTTTAGCCATGTTGTTGTCTTGAGCATTACGATCTTCGCGAAGTTCATTAATCTCTTTGCGAAGTGCTTCCATTACAAACTTATCAAGAACAACTGCATGTTCTTTCATATGCTTGCGGTAAGCTACACGATCTTCAGCTACTTGTGCTTTATCTGTTTTAAACTCTTCGAGTTCTTTTACAATAACATCACTTAGCATTTTATCTGCCGCTTCAACAATCTGCGACTTGTCATTTTCATAACGAGTTGCAAATTCTTCTCTAAGTTCAGCTGTGATTGCCTCACGAGCTTCTGTTAGTTGGGTTGTCCAAGCTTCAGATAACGAAGATCTAACCTCTTCGGAGAGCGTATTTGAGTTTAATAGTTCATCCATTGCATGAGCCATATTAATCTCTCCTATATCTCAGGTTTTTAATAAAATTTGTTACCTCTTCCTGGAGATAACGTTGTGCACCTTTGTCGTGTCTAGTTGCTTCAGCGACATCCATTAATACATTGCCCCGTTTATGATTCATTACTCTTTCATAAATTGGATCGGGATAAGCACTAGGAGCACTTGGATTTGCAACAATATCGACTGTAATGATTTCAAAATCTTTAACTATGCCGCTATCATTAACATTGCCACTGCCTCGGCTTGACACGCCTAAATGACACCCACTCTCAATAAGGGTTTTACAAATGTTTCCCATTGGAGTAGGCAATAGTTTCAGCTTACCAATACCGTTCGCACCATCAGTATCCATTTCAGTAATCATGTGACTTACACGATCTAAATTGATATTGAGGTCATCTGGGTGATCAGCTTCGCCTAATACACTATATCCACCTTTAATTTTTTCATTGATTGCCTTAACGGCTGTATGAATTTCATCTTTTGTGTAGATACGGTTATTTTGGTTGCGTACATCGCCTTCAATAAAAATACCTTTCATATACAAGCTCTTACCGTTACCTTCATCTACTGTTTCAGTTACGATATTTGCTTGATTAAATGATAAGTGTTCTTTTAGCGAAATACTCATATTACTTCATTCCTCTGATAGGACTGTCGCTTTTAGTTGCTTCACGTTTAGGGGCAGGTGCCGCTTTGGGTGAACCAGCTTCTTGAGGACCAGTTACATTCATACTTTTTACGGCTGGGGCACTAGCTTTAGGACCTTCTGCTGTATCAGTTGGATGTGGTTTAGCATGTGCATTACCTGCACCTTTTGCTACTGGACTTCCTTTGTCACTGCTATCACTGTGTGAAACACTAACTGCACTCAATTTAGCGCCTTCTTCCATAGCTTCAACTGATTCCATTTCCATGTCATCGTCGTCACTTGGTTCTTCGTCGCCCATCATGTCTGAAAATGCCGCTCTTAATTCAGCAATCGCATCTTCTACATTATCCATAGCTTCTTCTGCATCTGCAGGCTCATCGCCTCCGTCTGCTTCTGGTTCCATGTCCATGGCTAATTCCATTTCGGCTTCATCGCCTTCCATGTCTTCATCATCCATGATTTCTTCTTGGTCGATTTCTTCTTCAGCAGTTTCAATGTCGTCAAGGAAATCTTCTTCAGCATCAGATGCGTCAATCGCTTCTTCTACTTCTTCCTCGTTATCGTCATCATCTGCTTCGTCGAGATCGATAGTTTCATCTAAATCGTCTTCTGCAATATCGTCTTCTACAATTTCATCATTCTCTTGTAGAGATGACCAGTGATTTTTTGCTTTTTCTACAAACACATTGTGAAGTAGATCAGCCGCTTTATCTTGCTCATCATTAACGATATATTCGAGGACCTTTACTAAAGATTCCTTATGTTCGCTCATATCATTCTCCTTAAAAAATTACAGGCTTACCAAGATGGTTTACATCTATATTTACACAACCAAGACGTTTCGCTTGGAAAACACCCTAAAAAATGGGTATTTTATGAATATCTCTCTGAGATAAGTAAATTTTACGGTTGTAAATTACTGCGCCGGGGGTCGAGCATATATCTTTTTAACTCTTTCAACCCTAGTAGCATGTTCAACATTATGAACTTCTCTTTGCTTTCTAAGACGGTTTATATGCTTTAAAGTTAGCCTAGACTTACGCACATCATCTGCTTGTCTGTTGCTATAATCGTCATTTTCAGCGTCATAATATTCATTTAAAATGTCTTTACTACGCATTTTCATCTCCCTCAGGCGCCGCTTCAGCACCACTAATTGGGCTAGCACCTTCTTCTGTTCCATCTCCAGAATCAACGTCTGGAATATCCATGTCTGCTCCGCCGTCCGGAACATCAAATCCTCTTACACCAATATTTCCTAATCCTGGCATTGCATCTGCTTGTGGTGTTGTACCGCTTAGATTTTCTTCTTCCCACATACGTTCATTTTTGAGAATCTCATCTTCATTAAGACCTAAGTATTTCTCCATTAAGAAACGTCTGCTCATATATGGAACACCTTCAAGTCCACTGAATACGTTTGCTCTAGCCGCATGTACTTCAATTTCTTTGTATTGACTAAAACTCTGTGGTTCTACAAATTTTAAATCAAACAAACTAGCATCGATATTGATACCTTTGTTTTTCATAAACAGTTTAAACTCTTTATCTAGTGCAGGAGCAATACTGTTTTGTAATCGCATACAGTATTGGTTAAATCTATATTCTTGTATAAATGCTGTACCTACTCTACCATCTACATAGCTAGCTGTTCCATCATCAGGACCAGTTGGTAAGTAACTGCTAGGTACACGCAATGCTCTTAGCATTTTGTTTGTAAAATAACGTAGGTCGTCAATTTGACCTAAGTTTTCTCCACCAGGAAGGACTTCAACTTTACTACCTCTGCCTTCAGCAGTTTGTGCAAAGAAGTAGTCTTCCATAATGCTTAGTGGATTGTAAGCCGCATCCATAATGGTTGTACCACCGCCTGTTTTGTTAGGAATGCGTTTCTGATGAATTTCGTTTTTAACACGCTCTACAAAACCCATAGCTTTGTTGGGAGGCATATTGCCTACATCAACATAAAACACTCTACGTTCTGGAGCACGTTGTACTCTATATATAATAATTGAATCTTCAAGCAATTCTTTTTGCTTGTATGTTTTAAATATAGGATCAAGTATACTGCTACCAAAGGGCCAGTTGTTGTCCATACCTTCTGTCATACCTAAATGTACAATATGTGTTGCATCTACTGTGTACTCTTGTATGTTTCCAACACTATTATTAGCATAATTTCCAGCTTGACCTCCGTAGGCACCTCTGTCTAGTGTTTGACCACGTTGCATACTATTAACTGTACCATATGTTTGTGCATGTTGTACAGGTTTACTAACAGTTTTTTCCTGCATGTTAAGATCAATGTTTTTGATAATATACTGTTCAGG